GCCAAGATATTAGCACCGCAGGAAAGCAGGCAGGAATTGGAGAAGGAACACGCAGCGGCCTCTGGTCAGAGTGCGCCCGTCTGGTTGGGGAAATTCGACCCAAGTACGCAATCTTTGAAAACGTCACAGCACTCATTAGTGGAGAGCAAGGGCGATGGTTTCAGCGAGTTTTGTTCGACCTTTCCTCGATCGGGTATGATGCGGAATGGCACTGTATACCAGCTTCCGAACTTGGCGCGAACCATCACAGAGATCGGGTCTGGATTGTGGCCTACCCCCAACACGATGGACACACTGCCAGCGAGAAAGGGCGAGGCGCTAGAGAAAGTGCAGTCAAGGGACGGGAGAAAAAACAGGAAGGCATTAAGCAATTTGAGAGAGGCCATACACAACCCGTACTATCAGAAAATGTGGCCGACACCAACAGCCCACAACGCAAAAGAAACCGCAGCGCCTTCGGAATACTTGCGGAATACGCAGACTTTAGCGGCACAAGCTGGTGGGAAACTGAATCCAGTGTGGGTAGAGTGGCTCATGGGGTTCCCAGCGGGGCACACAGACTTAAAGCCCTCGGAAACGCCGTAGTCCCTCAAATACCAGAGATAATAGGCAGGGCAATAATGGAGTATGAAAATGCAACGCAAATCAACCAAAAAGACTAGAGGCGCTAACGCAGCAGAGAAAGCCTATCATGGATGGTGCAAAGAGCAGCGTTGCGTATGCTGCACAGCAGAGCCAGTAGAGGCGCATCACTGCGATGGCGCGACCAGCAAGAAGAAAGTTGATTTAGTTACTGTGCTAATAGGCCACTGGTTTGTCATACCATTATGCGGCTCATGCCACTGGCTATACCACAACAACAAGTCACAGTTTACGGCGGTTAATGGCAAGCAGCACAAGCTATGGAGGCACGTTTTTGGCCGCTATGATGGCCGATGCCCAGATGATGTGCGCAAAGGCATAGAGGGGAGCAAGATATGATAGAGCGAAGGATAGAAAATGTTGGGGGGATAATGAAATGAGGGAATTAGATTTAGAGCTACCAGCACCACCAAGCGCAAACACCATGTTTCCAACTGGCAAGCATGGCAAGCGGTTTCTAAGCCCAAAGGGTAAGAAGTACCGTGAGGACGTATATGCGGCTGTCCTCGAGCAGTTAGGGGTGTTTAAGCCCATGACTAGCGATTTGGTTGTATCGGTCTGGTGGAACCCACCTGATAGGCGCAGGCGCGATATAGATAATATATGCAAGGGGTTGTTTGATGCATTGCAACACGCTAATGTATATATGGATGATAGCCAGATAGTAGATTTGCACATTAGAAAGCTGCCAGTATTGAAGGGCGGGAAAATAAGCATAGTGATATTGGAGGAATAGCCATGCAAATAAAAGACGGTGCGGTATTGGCGGGATTAGATATTCGTATGCGGCCAGCACTAAAAACGGCGGCGGCTATCTGGGAGGAGTTCGGTCAGGAATTGGTTATCACTTGTGGGCTTGATGGCACTCATTCTCCAGGATCGCTGCATTACTACGGGCTAGCCATTGATTGCAGGACAAATTACTTTGCTAAGGGTGTTGCTGAGAAAGTAGCGGAGAAGCTACGCAATAGGCTAGGCGTGTGCTTTGATGTGATATTGCATGGTACGCATATACATATAGAATATGAAGGATAAATAGCAATGGAATTAACGCTAGAGAGAATTACTGATGCGCTGATTTAGAGAAGCGAGCAATTAAGGAGAATAGATATGGGCGCAGAAGAATTATTAGCTGGATGGAGATTAACACAGCACGAAGATGGACGAATTGTTGTACAGCATGAGGATGGCAGCGGGGTTTGTGTTCGTGATGATCAGGAAGAAAGCATTGCCGGGGTTATTTTACATAGGCTTGCTAGTGACCTAATCCAAAGAACATAACCGCATAAGAGAAGCGAGCAATTAAGGAGAGTAGATATGTACATTAAGGAACAAAGCCCAGAGTGCCATGTGTGCTGTAGCACACGCAGCGAAACATTCCAGCAAGGCACTGTATATGGCAGGCGTTGTTTAGATTGTGGTCACGAAAACAAACATGATACTGCCCCTAAAGAATCAAGCGGCGCTATTTTTGCACCTAACAAAACAAAGCCATCATTTTAGGAGCAGTAGATATGAGTAAAGGTATGCAGCTATAAAATAGGGTGGTACAATATCGTCTTTACGAGGGTGATATGAAGAAAACAATACTAACAGTAATAGCTTTAGCTGCCCTGTCTGGCTGTGCAAGTCAAGACCAGAAAGCGCGTAGCCTGTTAGATCGCCTGGAGTTCGGAGAAGATGAGATAGGCTGCTTTAGGCTTAACGGTTCAATAGACCTTAACCCTATGCCTGTCTTTACAAGCAATGTAAATTTAAGTCTGGTCAAGAAGAAAGGGGAAGCACCAGACTGTTAGAGTTTTGCGGTGGCAAGATTAGGCGGCATTCCCCCTCCCCTTCTCAGCCCCTTTTCTTGTCATCGCAATTTTTATTGGGGGATTCATGGCATTTTTAGATAACTTACTGATTTTTATACTCATTATGGCTATTATTGGCCTGCCTATTGGTCTTTTTGTGTTCGCCACCCATGATAAATGGCAAGAGTGGCGCGATGAATGGGAGAAGAATAGTGAGTAAGCTAATTACAGTCCACGGAATAAGGACAGATGGCCGCGAAAGTGTTGATTTGCTTGGTGATAACTTGTCACATCGAGGCTTTGACGTTTTTGATTACGACTATAAAAACGTAAATCTAGGCCATGTTATATTTAATATACGCGCTGGCTCAAAGAGAAACCTACAATATAATAGAGCAAAAGACCTCGCAGAGCTGGCAAAGATACATAGAAAGCCAGATATAGTGGCGCATAGCTTCGGATGCTTGGTGACACTAAGGGCTATGGAGATGAATAGCGAGTTTGGCAGGGTATTTTGGTACAGGCCAGCAATGGATAAAGACTTTGTTATACCTTCCTGGGGATGCGATCAACTTCATATTATATACAACCCGAATGATAGGGCGGTTATGGCTGGCTCTCTCTTAACATCTCATGACTTTGGAAAAATGGGTCTGCAAGGCTCAATTTATGCGCCACCAGACGGCCTAGATCACAGAATTAGAAACTATCGGTCGCAGTTTAATGGGCATAGCGGCGATTTTAAAGAGGGTTTGGGCTATACGGCTGACTTTATAGCTGAGAGGCTGCGATGAGCAAAGAGCTATACCTGCAACTAATGGCAGCATTTGATAAGATGAAGGCAGAGCAAGAGGATAAAGGCTTTGTAGAGTGGTGGAGCAATCAGCGCCTTATTAACGGGTATCTGAGAGGTGAGGCACTAATAACAGCAGAGCACTTTGCTTCTAGGGCATGGGGCAACAGGCAAAAGCGCATTAATGAGCTAGAACTAATGATAGCTGAGAGAGATGAGCAAATCGCAAGGCTTGATGGTAGGCACATCACTGACCACCAAATAGGGGCTGCAATCCTATCTAAGCGGCCAAAGCTTATAGCAAGGGTTAGGGCATTACTAGAAAGTAAATAGATAAGTTGTTATAATCGTTCAAGTTTTAATCACATTAGAGAGTGATAATGGCAATTCCCCGTAATAAGCAGAAGCGAGCAGTAGGCAGACCTAAGAAGTGGGAAAGTGCTGAAGCTATGCAAGAAGCTATAGATAAATACTTCGATGATTGTAGAGAACAAGAGCGCCCCGTAACGGTTACAGGGTTAGCGTATACTCTTGACCTTAGCAGGCAAGGCTTGATTAACTACGAAAACGAACAAGATTTTTTTGACACTGTAAGGCGAGCCAAGCTAAGAGTAGAGCAAGCCATTGATGAATACCTCCAAATCGGTAACGCTCAAGGTGCTAAGTTCAGTCTGATTAACAACTATGACTGGAAAGAAAAGAACGAGACTGCTGTCACTGGCGATAACATCAACATTAGCATGAACTTTGGGGGAAAGGGTGAATAGCGAGGAGTTCTGGTATGCAACCTTCCTAGCTGCAATCATAAGCGGCAAGAGCGTAGGCGATGCCACCACTATGGCTGATGACGCTACAAGGATAAACCGCACCTTTGCAGATTAACTATGTCGCAGAGCCTACAGCGGCTAAGTTCCATGCCTCTAATGCGATTGTGCGCGGCTTTATGGGGCCAGTTGGTAATGGTAAGTCAGTAGCCTGTATCACAGAGGGCTTTCGATTAAGCGCAGATCAATGGCCTAACTCAGAAGGTATCCGCAAGTCTCGCGGCATCATTGTTCGTAACACCAACCCAGAACTAAGAACAACAACCCTAAAGACCTTTCAGCAATGGATTCCTGACAAGATATGCCATGTTGCACTGAATCCTATCATTCAGGGTACGCTAAAGCAGAAGCTACTAGACAATACATCAATGGAGATGGAAATTATATTCTTATCTATTGACAGGGAGGAAGATGTTAAGAAGCTGTTATCTCTGGAGTGTAGCTGGATATTCTTGAATGAGGCTAGGGAGTTACCCTATGCTGTAGTAAAGGCAGCCAGAGAGCGTATAGGGCGCTATCCATCAAGTGTTGATGGCTATGAGGACGTATACAATGGTAAGGGCGAGCTTGTCTATGACGCGCCTAAAGAGCGCAATGCTGACGGTACGCCCAAGCTGGTAGATGGCGAGATACAGTACACACCATGTAAACGCAAAGCTTTACTTATGGACACTAACCCGCCAGATACAGATCACTGGTGGTATCAGCTTGCAGAGGATGGACATCTCAAGAAAGCCAAGAACATAGAACACGCCAAGGCCGAGACTCGCAGAGTATTTGAGTTCTTCAGAGGGCCAGCCCCATTGATTGATGATGGTGAAGGTAAGTACAGCCCTAATCCTCAAGCCGAGAACATTAAGCACTTGCCTGGAGGCTATCAGTATTACCTCGATATGATAGCGGGTAACACTGAAGATCACGTTAATGTAATGGTAATGGGTAACTATGGCGCTATTATGTCTGGCAAGCCTGTCTACCCACAGTATAACGACAGGCTGCATTGCCCAGAGAAGCCAGTAGGCGCTATTCGTGGCATACCCATCTGCTTAGGTTGGGACTTTGGGCTAACGCCAGCTTGTGTCATTGGGCAGCTAACAGATACAGGGCAATGCCGCGTTGTATGGGAGCTGGTGGCCGATGATATGGATGTTAAGCAGTTTGCTAGGGATGTTGTTAAGCCATTCTTGCAGCGCCACTTCAAGGATTGGGAGATAGGTTTTAGCTATGGCGACCCATCCGGTAACAACAGGGGAGAGGGCGAGGGCAAGTCATCTATAGGTATTCTCAATGATGAGTATGTTATGGATGGTGACGAGCCATTAGACATGGGCTTCATTACAGAGCCAGCACCAACTAACGACATAACGCGCAGAATTAGTGCTGTGTCAAGCTTTATGATAAAATTATGCGCAGGTGAGCCAGGATACCTACTCAACCGCGACTGTGAAACTCTCAGAAAGGGTAAGCTAGGCGGTTATGCTTACAAGAGAGTACAGGTGGCTGGCGATGAACGATTCCGAGATAAGCCTGATAAGAATTGGGCCTCTCATCCAGCAGACGCAGAGCAATACTTGTGCCTTGGCTTCCAGGGCGGCTTTGTTACTGACCAAACAGATGAAGATGAATACGAAGCCCCGCGCACTGCTGGGGTAATGGGCTATTAAATGAAAGTAGAACGCACACTAAAAGAACTGATTGAATTCATAGACTTAGACAACATTGCCGAGGTTCTTAGTGATGATGAGCTGTCTATGATTGGGCAGCAAGTCTGTAGCGATTACAATGCGGCTGTTGATTCAATGTCTGATTGGACTGAGTTGACTCGAAAGGGGCTTGAGATTGTTGAGCCTGCATTACATGGGCGGTCTGACCCTTGGGAAGGCGCGAGTAACTTTAAGTCCCCAGCCTTGCAGAATGCGGCTTATCGCTTTGGTGAGCGGGCATCTGGTGAGCTGTTGCGCCCCGCTGAGTTGGTTAAGTCTGAAGTCATTGGTAATCCTAGCCCTGAAAAGATAGCGCGCGGCGAGCGTGTATCGCAATACATGAGCTATCAGGTAAACCATGAGATGCCTGAATGGAGGTCAGAGCAGCGCAAGTTGTTGTATCGCCTACCAAATATGGGAACGATGTTTAAAAAGACATTCTTTGACCCTCGGCGTGGTCGCTTGGTTACTGACTTAATACAATACCCTGACTTCGCTGTTAGCCAGAACACGCAATCTATGGAGGAGATACGAGACTTTACTCATGTACTGAGCATCAAGGCCAATGAAGTTGAGTCTATGAAGCGAGCAGACTTGTGGTGTGATTGCGACTACTCCCTGTCCGATTCAGACGATAGCGAGCAAGTCTCAGACAAGAGCCAGTCACACGACACTGATAACTGTTTCCTTGAGCAGTATTGCTACTATGATCTTGACGGTGACGGATACGAGGAGCCATACATTGTCACGGTTCACAAGGCATCACAAAAGGTAGCGCGGGTAGTTGCTCGATTTACCTTGCAGGATATTATCGTTGAAAGCCCTGATATGGAAGGCAGGACGACTACTGTAGATACACTGTATGCCCCTGTTGAAGATGAGTTTGGCCCTGTTGAAGATGAAGATGGAGAACAGGTAATAGGATTCCAAGGCGGCGAGCCTGAAATAATCAAGATTAACGCTGACCTCAACCTAACGATGTATCAGTTCTTACCCTCGGCAGATGGCACATTCTTAGGTGTTGGCTACTTCTACCTTATGTCGGCCTTGGTTAATGCTATCAACACTGGCTACAACTTGCTCTATGATGCTGGCACACTGGCTAACCTACAAGGTGGGTGGCTGGCTAAAGGGCTTCGCAAGAAGATGGGCAACGATAAGTTTAAGCCTGGAGAGTGGAAGCAAACCAACGTAAACACAGCAGACCTACAGCAAGGCGTATTACCTCACCAATTCAAAGAGCCAAGCTCCACACTGTTACAGCTAGTCAGTGACATAGGCGCTAATCTTAAAGAGATTTCTGCTAGTGCTGACATTGCTGAGATAGTTGGCGGTAATACGGCTGCTACTACCGTCTTAATGATGATTGAGGAAACCCAGAGCGCCACTACCTCACTGATGGCAGAGCAAGCCCGCTCAATGGGTGATGAATTTCAGGTAATGTACAAGCTCAACTCATTGTACGCTGACCCTGCTGACTATATGCGCGTCCTCGATCAACAGGCAGACTTCGAGGCAGACTTTAAGCAAGATGATTTAGACCTTGTACCTACTGCTGACCCAAGTATGTCTAGTAAGGCGCAAAGGATACAGCAAGGCCAGATACTCATGGATCAGTTCGACAGGATTCAGGGTATAGGCGGCGACCCTCGCGCCGTAATGGTTCGATTCCTTGAGTCTATCGGCATTACCGACATACAAGATATATTGCCAGAGCCAACGCAAGAATTTATGCAGGCGCAAGCACAAGCGCAGCAAGCCACAGCGCAGACACAAGCAGCACAAGAGCGATTCTTTAACGCTCAGGCTGATGCCCTTGATGCCACCACGCAGAAAACTATGATTGATGCTCAGGTCAAGATTCAGAAGCTACCAGAAGAACTAGCCAAGATGGAGGCTGAGATTATCAAGCTGCTAGAGCAAGCTGAGTCTGAGGAGCTGAAGAACGCGCTTAGTGTTTATACAGCACAGTTTGGCGCTATTCGACAGATAACAGACACGCTAGGAGAGCCTAGTCCAATGCAGCCAGCACAACAACCACCTTCAATGGCGGGCGCTCAAGGCGTTAATACTGTAGACCCTGCTGAGTTTGCTAACCTGACTGATGCTGAGTTGATGGAAATAGCGCGTAATGGCTGATGCCAGAGCTGCGTTAGCAAGGCGAGAGATACGAAGGCGGCAGGCCAATGGTACGTTTATTGGCAGTGCCCTTGACAAATACCTAGAGCCTGCAATGGTTATCGGTAGTTCGATATTAGCCGAGCCTGTTAGCGGTATGGCTGGCATCGTACAGAGCCTTAATCCTTTTGCAGACGAGGGCGCGGGTGCTAGGGCTGTTCAGGACGTACAGCAAGCTATGACCTATCAACCTAGAACAGAGCAAGGTCAAAGTGGTATGCAGGCCATTGGTGATTCTGTAGTAGGTGACTTTGGCGAGATTATCCAAGGCGCAGAGAACAAGCTAGGTCAGTGGACACTAGATGCAACTGGAAGCCCTGTATTAGCGACTATGGCGCACTCTGCACCTACGGCATTACTAGAGGCTATTGGCTTACATTCCTTCGGCAAGGCTGGCAGGGAGGCGGCTAAGGCTAATCGTGGTACTTTGAATATGTTTGCTGGCCCAAAGGCTAAGACAGCAGACCTTAAAAAGATGGCAGCAGCACAAGAATTAAGCAAGCGCGGTGTATCGCGTGATGAGATATGGAAGGAAACAGGTTGGTATAAGGGCGCAGATGAGCAATGGCGGTTTGAGATTGATGATAGTCAGATGCGAATGAATACTCAGCCAGAAGTTCTCTTTGATGGGAAGGTGGGAGCGATACGCGACAACCTCAAGCATGATGAGCTTCTCAAGGAGTATCCGGAGGTTGGGGATACTCGGTTTGGCGTGGCAAACATGGGGGCTTCGTCTGGCGACTTCGCTGCCGACTCCGATATGATTAGAATTGCTCCGCAAGTAGCAATCATGGATGACCTCGGTGGCAGCACAGTTCTCCACGAAGTACAACACGCCATCCAGCAGCGGGAGGGCTTTGCTAGGGGTGGGACTCCTGACTATTTTGAGGCGCGCAAACAAGTAAGAGAGTTGCTAGAGTCTCAGCGCGATGATTTTATGGATTCCGTTGGCTATAGAGAGTGGGAGTTTGATCTAGCTGCAAACAACCCCTCAAAATATGATGAGTTACTAGAGCAGGTGAGGGCTAATGACTACTCTGGTAAACCTTTTTATGATGAATTTATTAAGACGGTGGACGATGATGTAACAAAAAGTTTTTTTCCTGTCAGGATGGAGAGGTTTGAGAAGGAGATTGCAGATGCAGCCAAGGACTCGTACGGAAGCCCTACAGACCAATACCGCCGCCTAGCCGGAGAAGCCGAAGCCCGCAACGTACAAACCCGCATGAACATGACGCCAGAGGAGCGCAGAGCTACGCCACCCTGGAAAACCCTCGATGTGCCAGAAGATGAGCTAATCGTTAGGATGGAAGGCGGCAAGGCCATGAGTACCCGCCAAGCGGCAGTAAAAGAGCTAGAGAAGCGTGGCGCTCTTGATATGAGCCAGTCAGCAAGGATGCAGCGGGCTATTGAGCAGGGGTATGATGTTGATACTAAGACCTATCGCGGCATTTATGGAGAGTATGACGAGGGCAAAGCTGGAAATTATCAAATGTTCACAAGAAGCTCGGAAGATGCGGGAGAGTATGGTAACAATGTAGTCCCCGCTTACTTAAAGAAGGGCAATAACCTAGTGGTGGACGGCGATGCCAATAATTTTAACTCAATACCTGTTAAAAACCTACCCGACCCTGTTAGAAAGAACCTACATTCTAGTGTTGGCGGCTTTGCCAGAACGGATGAGATTGCCTATGCGGCTCAAGGGGCTGGCTATGACTCCGTTACAATTAATAATGTATACGACAAGGCAGGCGGCGAGATTCCATTAAGGCCAATTACTGCATTAGATGCGCCTTTGGACAAAGACATACTTGATTTACTAGATGAGTTTGAAGAAAGCGGCATGGGCAGCGGGTATAAGATGCCTCCAAAAGAAGTAGAAATCCCCAAGAACTATGATACAGCAACTATAGACATTATATTTGATGGCGAAAACATACGCTCACCAAGCGCAGCCTTTGACCCAAAGAATATAGGTAAAACAGACATACTAGGCAGCGCAGACCCTAGAATACTACCCGCCACAGGCGCGGGAGCTTTAGTGGCAGAGAAGCTACTGAGAGAAGAAGAAGATTAAACATACCTTGTATGGCTCAACCCATACTTAGTATGCAATAGAAGCACCAACGGCAAAGGAGCCTTAGACTATGCTAGAGAAGCACTTAGAAGATGTGACCCGCGAGCTAAAGGGACTCAGACAGAATCCAGTAACAGAGGATGAGTTTGCAGCCTGGAAGCAGCACCCCCTAACAAAGCTATTCTTTCTTGAATTAGCTGAGAGATATTACGAGAACCTAATTGATGAAGCTGTTGTAGTAGCGCACATACAGCCATCGAGAAGCGGTGTGTTTAACCATACCAACCCCTTAGAAGAAACCACAGTAAACACCATACTCAAGTCAGGCCGTAACCAAGTGTTAGAGGCTATCCTTGGCTATGAACCAGAGAACCTAGAGAGGACAGAAGATGATTAAACCTAACGGTTTTTATGTCTTAGTAGAGATGGAAGAAGTAGAGGAAACAACGGAAAGCGGCATAGTTGTTAGCACAGGCTCTCAGAAGGCGCGAGAGCAAGGCGGGCATGATGTTGGCATTGTGTTGGATATAGGCCCAACGGCGCACAGAGGCTATGACGGTTGCGATGCAGACACACCAGAAGGCAGAGCAGCACAGTGGGGCTATAAGATAGGCGACAAGGTTCAGTTTGATAGGTATCAAGGCAAGCTGATTGATGACAAGTACCGATTGATAACGGACGTACAGATTAAGGGCGTTCACATAGGAGATGAGGCATGAGCGAAGAAGCTATAGCAGAAGAATTTGAGGATGAGTTAGCACCACCCGAAGGCGGGAAGCTTAAAACAGAAGCTAAGCCCATAGAGGATGACCATAACGAGGGTGAGCAGGTAAGTGAGCATGATGAGCCTGAATACTCAGATGCAGAGGCAAAGGCCAGAGCAGGCGGCTGGCGGCCACAGGATGAATGGGAAGGCGACCCAGATGATTGGGTTAGCCATAAGGAGTTTAATCGCGTAGGCGAGCTTATGTCCTCGATTAAGGACGCTAAGGCAGAGGCCAGAGCAGCAAAGCAGCAAGCCGATGAGCAAATGTCAAGACTTAACCAGTTCCATGAGTCCCAGAACAAGATACTCAGGGCTAAACTGGCAGAGCTAAAGAGTGGGCGCACAGAAGCTATTAACTTGGCAGATGTTGATGAAGCTAACCGTATTCAAGATCAGATTGATGAGACTGAATACGCTCTAGCTGTATCTGAGAACGTGCCAAAACCACAACCGCCAGCACAGAAGCACCACCTTATCTCTGGATGGGAAGCTAAGAATGAATGGATTAACAATCCCGACTCGGCTAAGACTGTTTACGCTAACGCTAAGTTCGTACAGTTGCTTCAAGACCCTATTTTGGCTCAGGGCGCATCCAGTACAGATGAGGTTGTGGAACGTGCGCTGGTGGAGCTAGACAAGGTAGTAGCAAAAGAGTTCCCCGCAGTAAACACCAACAGGAATAAAGCCCCTAGCAACGTGAGAGGAAGGCCAAGCGGCAAGAAAGGCCAGTCAAATCAACTGACTATGGACGATTTAACCCGCGATGAGCTGAATATGTATCAGGAAATGGGCGATATTTACAAAAATCAAGACGAATTTTTAGCTGTAGTAGCTGACTCAAGGAAATAGACATGAAAAACGCATTAAAAAACTCAAGCACAGAAGAACTATCACGCTCAGACAAGGTAGAGAGCCGCCCAGCGCGTGTGCCAAGGGGTGCAGGTGGTATTTTGGCCGTATCTGAGAGCATTTTAGATGAAATAAAGGCTGTTGGCTGCGAGGCGCGGTGGTGTTTGGATGATAACCAGGGCAGCATCTCGAAATATGAGGCCGCCTATTGGGATATATACAAGGATGCCAACGGTAATAGCATCAAGCGCCCTGCTGGTGGTGGCAAGACCCATATTCTTATGATGCTCAAAAAAGAGTACGCAGAAGAAGATAGGGCATTGAAAAGAAAGAGAAATAGTGTTACATTAAACGATACAGCAAAACTTGACCGTGATGGTGATGCACCAGAGTACATACCAGACGGTCGAGAATATGTAGTTTCTTCAGATTTGTAACACCATTGCGCGGATAGACAGTCCGTTAGAGATAGCAAGGGTAAATGAACGCTCAATAATGAGCATTACTTTTATTATTTTTAACGGAGATTTCCTATGTCAGGATTTCAAGCTATACGCTCTCAGGGCGGCGGCGACAATACCGGACAAATAGACACCTATGACGTAGCCTCTACGCACAGCACTAGACTTGCGATTGGCGATGTTGTTGATTTAACAGGTACGGCTGACGCAACTGGCCGAGCTGGTTGCGATGCAGCAGGCACTACTGGTCAAATCTTAGGTGTTATTGTTGGTTTTGAAGTTGACCCCGACAATTTAACCGATACAGGTCTAGCCGCAAGCACAGGCGGTAAGGCTCGCGTAAATATCGACCCCAATGCTAACTATGTAGTTGACGTAGCCAATGGCCCACTTGTTGTGGCTAATGTTGGTCTTAATGTCAATCAAGTAGTTACAGAAGCCACCCGTTCTGGTGGTATGACTTCCTCAAATATGACCGTAAATGCCACAGGCGTTGCTGATACAGTAACTTTCCCTTGGCGCGTTGTCGGCTTGCTGGAAGATTCCGCAGGTGTACTTGGTAATAAAGCCATTGTTCGCCCTAACTCAACTACGCTTAACGCGGGCACAGTAGGAGCATAATCATGGCTGGTGGAACTATTACTACAGGTAACATCCCCCGCTTACTACAAGACGGACTGAATAAGGTATTTGGTCAGACTTATGACGAGCACTCAGCTGAGTGGGATAAAATCTTTGACACAAGCACCTCAAAGAAAAACTTTGAACTTGACCAGCAGTATGAAGGCTTTGGGCTTGCCCCAGAAAAGCCCGAAGGTCAAGATGTTGAGTTTGATAGCGCATCTCAGGGCTTCACACCTCAATACAAGCACATCACCTATGCTAAAGGGTTTATCGTAACTCAAGAAGCTATGGAAGATGAGCTGTATGGTGTGTTTAAGCGTAGAGCGCGCTCTTTGGCGTTCTCAATGCAGCAGACTAAAGAAACTATTGCGGCTAACATTTTAAACAATGGCTTTGATAACGCTTATCTGATGACTGGCGGTGACGGTGTTGAGTTGTTCTCAACCGCGCACCTCAACGGCCCTTCTGGTGGCACTTATTCAAATGAGCTGGCAATTCCTGCTGATTTGTCTGAAGCCTCTATTGAAGATTTGATTATACAGATCGGTAACGCTACAGACCCTCGCGGCCTGAAGATTGCCATTAAGCCTACCCGCTTAATCGTACCTGTTGCCTTGGCATTTGAAGCACAGCGCATCATGGGTTCTGTATTGCAAAACGATACTTCCAACAATGCGACTAACGCACTCAAGGACATGAACGCTATCCCAGGTGGTCATGTTGTGAATCATTACCTTACTGACACTGACGCTTTCTTTATTAAAACTGATTGCGGCGGCGGCGAAGGCTTGAAGCACTTTACCCGTAGAGCGGTTAGCTTTGGTGAGGACAATGCCTTTACTACTGGCAATGCTCGCATGAAGGCTGATGAGCGTTACAGCTTTGGCTGGACTGACGCACGAGGCTGTTACGGAAGTCAGGGGGCTTAATAACTAGGGGCAATAGGCTATGAGACCAATTTGCAAGACATGTAATTCTAATTTCGCCACCAGAGGCGGTGCCGGAAAGTGGCAAAAGGAATGCTCGTCTTGCAAAAAAAAGCCGTGGGCCAAATACAAGAAGGCTGTTTGTGAGTGCTGCTCTTTTGTTCCTGTCAATGCTTGTCAACTTGACGTTGATCACATTGATGGGGATAAAGAGAATAACTCAATAGACAATTTTCAGACGCTTTGCGCTAACTGTCATCGACTTAAGACACATTTGAGTCAGGACTATAGCAATAAAGAGTATGTATATGATTCACCACAGCTTTCGTTGGTTGATTAACTGCGGCCCCTTTTTCCCTATAATCGCGTCCCTGCTGGGTAAATCGCTGTTGGATTCAGTGAAGGCGCTTTGGAGATTCAAATAATGTCTAGAGCATCACAATTACGTTTAACCGCATACCCTAATGGGGTTGCATCTTTCCTTGTTGATTCAAACTTTACCGAAAAGACTGCTAACTATACTGTAGTTATCACTGACGACTCTGGTAAGACCTTTGTATCCACTCTTGATGGTATCACTTACACGCTGCCCGCCATTGCTATTGGTAATACTGTTACCTTTGTAAACATGGCAGAAGACGGTCAGGCTGCTTTAAATATCAGTCCTAACGCTAGTGATGGTATTACTTACGCTGGCTCATCTACCGATGACAAAGACCTTATCAACGCTAAGGCCACCGCTAAAAAAGGTGACTTTGTTACCTTGGCTAGTTTAGATGGCACTGTTGCATGGCAAGTTGTTGCTGCGCGTGGTGTATGGGCTAAAGAAGCGGCCTAAGTGGGGACTATAAGCCTCTGGGCACCTTCGGACAGTAGCGACTCTGCCTCTGTAGGTGCTGGCGGCGTAGTATCTGGCAATAACGCCAATACTGCTGTGGCCGCCAACTCAGGCAGATCGTCATTAACTATTGCCATCCTTAACGCTGATGCTTGGATTCGTCTAATGCCAGCTTCAGAGGATGCAGGTGTTAGAAAAGGTATCCCCGTAGCTGCTGGTCAGGTATGGGAGTTGCCTAATTCTTGGTGGAAAGCCCTATACAGCGGAGAAGTCAGTATTATCAATGCTGCTGATGGGCAAACCCCTCATAATCGGCAACATTTAGCTTGATAGAGTCAAGGGATGTTTCAGCATAGGTTAACCGTTGATAAATGTTAATATATACACACTAATTTTTTAAGGTACAACACTATGAGAGCCAAAGTAATACAAACTGTCGCATTGAGCGATGATGCTGATGGTATTGCCACCAGCCAAACCGCTGGCGGTGCTGGCAGCCTTACACTCGATGGCGCTTTAGTGTCTGATGGTGTTGCTGTGCTCCCAGAAGCGCAAATAATCACAGTTACATGGGCTGGCAGTGACGCTGCTAGAACATTGACTGTCACTTACAAGGATGCAGACGGTAATAGTCAGACCGGCACGATAGCTGGAGCTAACGCTACAACGTCCGCCAGCACGTTTTACGCTAAGTCTATATCGGACATTAGTATTGACGATGCAAGCGCAGGAGCGTTGACTGTGGGCGCTACAGCGGCATCTGGCATGGTTACAGCCTCGATACCGACTAATTGGCGGCAAAGCCCCTTCAATATGTCCTTGACAGCACAACTCACGGCTGGCACTGGCACGGCATCTGCTCAATATACAGTTGATGACCCTCAGACAAGCTACACAAACGGCTATTCCAATGACGCTAACTGGCGTAATACTGTCGGCTTAACGGCTGTCACAGCTACCGATGAGTCAAACATAGCGTTTCCCGTTCGCTCAGTTCGCGGTATTCAGACTGTTGGCTCTGCTACAGGCACTTGGAAGTTCACCTTTATACAGGGACAAAATGGCTAATGGGCAACATGTCGAGAGGGCAAGAACTAACCCTTGGGGATGGTCTAGGCTTAGGCACTACCCTTACTCTTGGTGATGGAGGTTTAACGCTGGAATCTGAAGCGACCCCCATCTTTTCCTCGATTATGACAAACACCATTTCCCCCGCCATAAGTACAGGGGATTCTAGCCCCACCTTCACTAGAGCCACCACAGCCACAGTTACAGACTTTGAAGGCTTGGTTAAAACCGTTAATAGCGGAGAGGCTAGGTTTCAGGGTGCGCGTAGGGTTGAGAATCTTTGCGACTCTCCACAGGATTTTAACAGCTCCGATTGGGCTGCAAATGCCGACATATCTGAGACTCATGGCATAACAGACCCAGACGGAGGCACTACGGCGGTAAGGTTAGAGTGCGTAGCGGGGGCTAATGAGCTTTTTAGAAACACCATGAGCGCAACCATTGGGGAGGATTTAGTCAATACATTATGGGTAAGGAGTAATAACGGAACTACTAGCGTAAACCTTTTAACCCCTACTTCTGGTAGTGTATTGATCTCAATAACAAGTGAATGGCAGAGATTCTCTACGGGCGTGGTGACTACAGTTGCCGCAGCTAAGTACGCTGGTGTTAGGTTAATATCCATAGGGGATGAGGTTGACATTGCTTTTTCTCAAGTTGAGCTAGTCACCGGCCAAGCCAACCAGAATCCATCTGAGTATGTGAGTGTAGGTGGTGGGAATGGAGTTGAAAACGTAGCTAATACGACGCTTGACACCACAGAAGACATAGACGCGTTCTCTGGTGCGACACTCTCAGTAGCTAGCAACGTGCTAAGAGTTACCAGCGCCGGTAATCAGTACAGCGGCATATATGTAGATTTTGCAGCCCCCTCAGATATGATAGCGGGCGTACAGTATCTGTTTGGTTATACTCTTACTGGCGGCACTTACGGAGGCAATATAAGTTTGTCGTCTGACGGCCAAAACCCGCCAGCAGGTGCAACGCTCGCGGTTACAGCGGATGCACCTATCGTGGTATCAGCTCTTATGGAGCCGGATTTGCTCACTAACGGCGTTAATGGCCGTAGGATGCGTATTCGGTTTGAGTCAGCGCATTCAGCAGGCGAATACTTTGAGGTTTCAGACTTTTTCTACCAGCGCACAGAACACGGCGCTAATGTAGATGCAGTTCAGTATTTCAGCACTGAAAACGGCAACACTGTTTCAAGCAACGTAGTCACGGAAGCCACAGGCCCAGCGATTAACTCCAGCAATAGCAAGTACGCGGTACTGCCGGGAAATAGCGGGGACTATTTTAGTACGCCTGATTCGGTGGCTAGTTCAATTACGGGTGATATAACAATTAAATGCTCTGCCGCACTAACAACTTGGTCTGCGGCACAAGCGTTGGTGGCTAAGTTTAGCGCAGGGTCTTACGCCTTGAGAATGTCAGGCGGGAAACCAAGATTTACAGCCATTGGCACCAACGGGGTAGACGTATCTTCCACAGCGGCCCCGACGCTAATTGACGGCGTTACAGCACATTTTAAGGTAGATTTTGACGCAGATAACGGTGCGGGTGGGAGTGACACAACCTTTTACACGTCCGCTTCGGGGCTAGAAGGGACATGGGTTCAGCTTGGGGCTGTTATTACTACCGCCGGGGTATGCGTAATAAATGATACTGCCGATAAGGTAGAGGTAGGCGCGAGAGCGGGCGGCTTAGCGGAGATAGCAACAGGGAAGGTGTACAGCGCACAAATATTCAACGGTATTGAGGGGGAGGGAGGCACACTAGCCGTAGACTTCAACCCTAACAACTCAGACGGCACAAGCCCTTGGACAAGCGACACAGGCGAGGAATGGACAGCCAACGGCAATACGTCTATCTATGTCGGAGAGTGGGACGCAAGCGGGCCTAAAGGCTATCTATCAGAGGGGGCGAGGGAGAATTTGATTCTTAACTCTGATGTTATGGTGACTCAAAACATAACTACCACAGCAGCAGAGCGCACATTATCATTTTATGGAACGGGTACAGTCACGCTAAGCGGAACCTCAACAGCAGGCCCGCTAGTAGGCACAGGCGCTAATGACCGAGTATCTCTGACCTACACACCGACAGCGGGAACATTAACGCTAACCGTATCAGGCACAGTAACCAACGCTCAGGACGAGTTAGGTAGCTTTGCTTCATCTTGGATACCAACGGCAGGAACAGCAGTCACCCGCAACGCAGACCAGCTATCCTACGCCACAAGCGGCAATTTCAGCGACACAGCAGGCACAGCGTATGCAGAGGTAGAGGCTACGGATTGGACGTATGCGGCGGGGCAGATACTTGGCGATGGTACAGAAGCACCGCTAATAGCCGATAGCCAGAAGGCGGGAGACTTTCCGGGTGCTTCAGGGGATTACTTCTCTACGCCTGACAGTGTGGATAATAGTATCACCTCAGACATTACCATTGCTGTTTATGCAACTGCTGTCAACTGGGGAGCCAATCCTTATGATACCCTTGCCAGTAAATTCGTTCCCGGTAGTTTTTGCTACCGCTTCTACATAGATAATATTGGTAGACCAAGACTGGGGATATCCCCTGATGGGTCAGCGATTGTTGAAGCACTAGCTACTGTAATTCCTACCCTTGTTGATGGTGTAGGGTATTGGCTCCGAGCAACATGGGACGATTCAGCAGATTTGTGCTCATTCTATATGAGCAGTGAACCTGCAAGTACACCCGTAGCTGATATCCCTTGGGTACAAATTGGAACATCTGTGTCTTTAGTCTCCGCTGGTATTTTTGACGGGGGTGCTGCCTTCGAGGTGGGGGCGCGTGGTGTAGGGACAGTTGACATATTTGAGGGTACAATGAAGTATTGTTACTTACTACCCTCGGTAGACCCAACAACAGACCCCTCTGTAGCTTTTAGTGTCAACGATTCAGACGGTACAAGTCCGTGGAATAGTTCAACCACAGGTGAAGCGTGGACAGCTAACGGTAATGCAGCGATTATAGCCACTGATGCCGCACTGGTTAAGGCGTATGACGGCACTAACACCGCTATAGGCCCAACGGACACCACTAACGGTATAGAGAGCATTGCAAGCACTTGGAATGGCGGTCTTATAGCCTATGACAACGCTGTAGCGGGTGATACGCAGAGCTATGCCGGAGCCTTCAACCTTGCACAGCTTAATGTGGGGCAGACAGGGTTTTACGGAACAATCCGAAACCTGAAAATATGGGATAGGGTTATCACTCAAGAGCAACTAGATTCATTATGAGATACAGACCTGGAGAGCACTTAGTAATATCTGACATATCTGGTCAAAAGATACGCAGCTCTGAGTCCATAAAGGATTGGCGCGGTCTTATTATGGAGCGTGATAATTGGTCTGAGAAGCACCCACAGCTAGACATTAAGCCGAGAGCAGAAGATATAAGCGTACAAGATGCGCGGCCTCGGCAGTCTGATACTTGGGCAGCAGGCCAAGGGCCAAACGATACTAAAATAGAGTTTTAATCATGGCGGCAACACTAAGCAAGACAGCAGAAGATATTATCACCAGCGCCTTACGGTCTGCTGGTATTATTCGTCCTGACCAAGTGATACAGGCTAGGGATTTGGCAACAGGTCTTGAGGTCTATAACACCCTGATTAAGCGGTGGCAGACTCAGGGCGATCACTTGTGGGCTAGGGACGAAGGTGTATTGTTTCTTGATAACGCCAAAGAGTCTTATTCTATTGGGCCATCTGGTGATGAAGCAACTACAGCCAGTGATTTTGTATCCACTACCACAAGCGCGGCTCTAGCAGCGTTAGACACTACCGTTACTGTAGCCTCAACTACTGGCATGAACGGCGCTAGTAATCTATTAGCTTCGATTAGCCCAATATCAACCCAATTCTGGACTGATGGCAATAGCGGCGTTACTTCTGTTGTGGCCTCGGCGCTTGTCTTGACTAATGGCGCGGCTACGGCTGGTTATTCTGATTACACTATGGCTTGCACTGTGGGTAATACCTACATTGTGCGCTCTGCCTATGTGTTGGGCACGTCCTCAAGCGCAACATTGTCGATCATAGACCCAACGGATGCCAGCGTATTAGCTACGGATACTGTTGCGGCATCCGCAACGGTAGAGCTTGAGTTCACAGCAACACAAACATCAATGACCTTTAGGTTAGCTAACGTATCTACCACCTCTGGGCATACCTCATCTATTACCACACTGACACAAATTGATAAAAGTCAAGGAGATAAGATAGGCATAAAACAGGACGATAACACCCGCCATTGGACAAATATAGTAGAGGTGCTAAGTGCTACCCAAGTTGTTTTGAATACTGGCATGGTGTCGGCGGCGGCTTCTGGAGCGCAAGTCTTTGTTTATTCTAGCATTATTGATAGGCCGCAAAGGTGCTATAACTATCGCACTGAGACTATTGGCAGCAACAACGAAATACCCGTACAGCCTTTTTCAAGGCAAGAGTATATGCAGCAGCCTAACAAGGGCAGCACAGGTACAGTTGTCAGTGCGTACTACAGTCCGCTATTGACTAATGGAAAAATGTACGTCTGGCAAACAGCGCAAGACTGCAACCAAGTATTATATTTTACCTTTGATCGCCCATTGCAAACAGCTACACTCGCAAGCACTCCAGACGTACCAGAGGAGTGGTATGACGCGCTCAAGTGGAACATAGCCAAAGAGCTGATAGCTGAGTATCGAGTGCCAGCGGAAAGGGCGCAAGTTATTATATTCAACGCAGAGCAGACGCTAGACCAAGCCCTTGATTATGATGAGGAAAATCAGAGCGTAAACGTACAGCCAAGTTTTGGGGGCTAACATGACCCAGATACCGCTAGGCAACGGCTTCTACAAGAGCGCATCTACTCCAGTATCGGCGCAAGAGTGTACGAATATGTACCCCGTTTATCCTCAGTCAGATGCTTTGTCTGAGGCTGTGCTATTTCCTACACCTGGAACTGAATCGCTTATAGCGGGTGATGCATCTGCAGTAAGGGGCGGCATTGAGTTTCTAGGCTGCCCATACATCATAAATGATAACACCCTATACCGTATTGACCAGTCTGCTTCACAGACCTACTCAAAGACCTCGCTAGGCACTATTAGCGGTGTTGGTAGAGTCTCGATAGCTAAGAACAATACGCAGATTTGTATCGTGGTTCCAGGCGGTGATGCTTACATCTACTCTGTGGCTGGCGGCTTGGTTACTATTACTGATGTTGACTTTGATGGCCCTGCTAATACTGTTGATTACATTGACGGTTATTTTATATTTACCAAGGCTAACAAGTTTTGGTGCTCAGACTTAAACGATGGCACTAGCTATAACGCGCTATTCTTTGCTACGGCAGAGGTAGACCCTGATAACATTGTCGGCTCGCACGTTTATAAGAATCAGCTATTCATCTTTGGCACTAAGGTGACAGAGGTTTACGATAACGTAGGCGGTGCAGACTTCCCCTTCCAGCGCATTGATGGCTTTATTATTGATAAGGGTTTAACTTCTCCCTTTGCGGTTGCTGATTTTGATGATACGTTTATATTTCTTGGCGCTGGTGAGAATGAACAGCCTGCTATCTGGCGGGTTGAGGGCAGTACACCCATAAAGGTTTCCACTACTGCTGTTGATAATGTTATTCAGGGATTGACAGAACTGGATTTATCTACAGCTTTTGTACAGACTTACTCACAACGCGGGGCTTATTTCGCGGCCTTTACCTTTGTTTATGAGTGCTTAGTATTTGAATCTATCGCAAGCGCCTTTGCTCAACGCCCTATATGGCACAAGCGGGAATCACAGATAGGCACTATAGCGGTTAAATGGCGTGTAGGGGTGATTGTTAAAGCCTTTGGCCGATTGATTGTGGGCGATAGCTTTGATGGCGCTATTGGTGCGCTTGAGCCTGATGTTTATACAGAATATGGCAACAATATACGCAGATTATGGAGCGGCCCCCCTGTTGGTGCTGCTGGCGAGCCTATATTCTTACATGACTTTGAATTAACACTAGAATCCGGCACATCTCCAGAGGGCGACGAGGGCTTTATTGATTTTGCTATGTCCTTTGATGGTGGCAGGACTTACGAATACCAGATGATTCAGTCTATTGGTAAAATTGGCGAGTACGGCAAGCGATTAATATGGGACAGACTAGGCAGAGCAGATCGCTACGTTAATTACCGCATTAGGTTTACAGGTAATATGAAGTTAGTGCTAATAAGGGCTGATGGAGGCTTTGACATTGGCTAAAATAGCGGTTCCAGGCCGAGATGATTCTATACTTGATAGACTCGGAAAGCCTATACAGCGGTTTAATGCGTGGATGAACGCAGTTACTAGCGGCGCTGAAACCCTTGAGGGCGATGGAAGCCCAGAGGGTGTAGTGTCTGCGCCTGTTGGTAAGAAATATGTCGATACAACGGCAGATGATATATACATGAAAGCGACTAACGGCGGCAACACTGGCTGGAAGAAGCTTAACTAAGTTTTAATACAGTGTAATTTGCTGTATAATCTTGATAATTATAGCGTTTGTGACCCGTTCGGGTAGTTCGCAAACACTCCAATGCAGCCTAGACGCGCTGATACTTTAAGAGAATAGCGTATTATGGGCGGTTTATCAGATGCCATCTTTGGTAGTGCAGGCAAATCTAGGTCAGGTGCTACTAAGGGCGATATAAAGCGAGCACAGGAATTCATTGAGAAGGCCACAGCTCAAGCCAGAGAAGATATTTTTGCTATAGCGCCTCAAGCTATGGAAAATCGGCTGCTTGGTCAGTCTAGCGCCTTTGATTTGGTGCAACAAGGCATTCCAGCACAGTTGGGAGCCTTTCAGGGCGGCGGTATGCAAGCCCAAAACACTAAAGCGCAGGGCTTAAACCCGCAAATACAGGCACTTTTGGGTATTCCTATGGATGCTGTGCCTACACCACAAGCCTTGCCGACTAACATCGACTTTTTAACTCAAGCGCAGATGCCCCAATTTAATCAAGAGATTACAGCGGAGCAGGTGCAGCTTGACACTCCAAACAAGCGCACACAAATGCTATTAGATAAATATGCGGCTGGAAAGCTGAATGAAGAAAGGGCGCTTAAGCGACTAACTAAGGATGGCAATAAGTATCCTGGCGTATCAATGGATCAGGCTGTAGCTCTATTGGGAGGTTACGCATAATGCCGATGATTACCCTACCTAACGGGCAGCAAGTAAACATGCCATACAATCAAGGTGGCGCTCAGTATCAAGGCTTAGGCTCTGGTATTGCAGGCGCTACTCAGACAGGAAGCAATGGGCAGCAGTTTTATAATCAGATGCAACCTCCACAGCAGCCTCCAGCACAGCCTAGATTTTTTGGCCCAAGCCAGCAGGAAATTGCAGAGAGAAAAGCAAATAGCGGCAACCTTAGCCCAGAGGAGTACCGGCGACAATTCGGCGCAAGCAACGACGAACAAAACAAGATTTATGGCGAGATGCTACAACTTCCTGGATATGTCCAGAAGACTCCGGGCGGCAATGTTCAACCTGGATTACAGCAAATGTCATCTCTACAGGGCAGCTTTACTCCAGGCGCTCTTGACGCTAATGGCAACCCAACTAACGGAGGCATAAACCCTAACGGTATGTATACTGGTGGGCAGCAACAGCAGCCGCCACCCCAAACCGGCGCACAAAATACGGCAGGCACTCAGGCACAAACCACGGCGACTGGCGCACCAGAAGCGGCTGTAGACCCTTACGGCAACCCTATAGCCCCTGTAGCGCCCCTTCCTGTCAATTACGGTTCTGCCCCCCCCATTGGTCTAGCTGGTTCCGAAGCTGCCTTGAGAGGCGGTTTAGAAGGCTCTCTGAGCGCATTAAATCAAGGCTTCGGCGCGGCATACAGAAATGTTGGGCAAACATACGGAACAGATCAGATAGAAGCGGCTCGCAGACAGGCGGCATCTAACACTCGCCAAGGTGTTGCTGGGTACAAGCCTTTTTTAAGTGCAGGTCAAGACTCAGTACAGTTACAGGCTGCTATCAGTGGCGCACTAGGCCCAGAGGCACAAGCACAAGCCTTTGCCGATATGCAAACCTCACCAGAACAGAAGTTCATTGAGGACAGGCAGCAACGCGCACTATTGGCGGCATCCTCTGCCATAGGTGGATTAGGCGGCGGTAACGTATTAACAGCTTTACAGGAGCAGGGCGCTGGCTTTGCCTCTCAGAACATTGCTGACAGGATAGCGCGATTGAATCAGCTATCTACACTCGGCATTAACGCTGCTCAAGGTGGCGGTAACTTGCTAGGTCAAGACTCACAACTACAGATGCAGGGCGCAATGAAGCAGGCCGATATACAAGGTCAAAGAGCGCAGACAATGGCTATGCTTGGTCAAAATAAAGCCCTTACTATGGCAGACCTTCTTACTGGTGCTGGACGCGATGTTGCTAAAGGTCGCACTGATGCGGGTAACGCTATATCCGATGCTATTGGAAATACTACGACCGCACTGGCTAACTTGCAGAATCAGCAGGGCGCTGGAACGGCTGACATTATTGGCTCGGCTACAGATCAGCTGGCTAACATTGGTATTAATGCGGGTGAGGGCTTGGCTCTGGATCAGCAGCAGTTGATGACACTTCTTGCCAATCTAGCTACGCAGCAAGGTACTCAGTTGGGGCAGGCATCATTGTCTCGCGGCACGACTAAAACTGATGCCGGAGGTGGTCTAATGGGTGATCTTGCATCTATTGGTCAGGCGGCTGGAGGCATTGAGGCCATTGGCGCTGCATTGCCAGAACTAGCTGCTGCTGCTTCCAGTTTCTCTGACGCGAGACTAAAAACAAACATCGAAAGGATGGGCGCTACGGCGGCAGGAACAAACCTATATCAATGGGATTGGACTGATGAGGGCAAGGCTATTGCTGGCGACCAACCCACCTACGGGGTGATTGCTCAAGAGGTGCAAAAGACACAGCCTCACGCTGTTATGCGCGGCGATAATGGATACTTAATGGTTGATTATAGGAGGGTTGTGTAATGCCTCTTGACGGGTTTTTACAAGGAATGGCATCTTTTGGCGAAGGGCTTGAAAGGTTTGGTCAACGGGCTGGCGGTTCGTATGATGAAATAATGAGAAAGAAAGATGAGGAATGGCAGCGCGGCAACGTGATAGACGCTATTGCCCACCTTAACGACATTAACCAAAACAGGCCAGAAAGAGCTATGGAGCGCATGGCTAATCAGCTTACAGCGAAACAAGGCGCAGGTAAGGGCATATCCGAAAGCCTAGCTGTTGGCGATATGCTTATGGCTGGTGATCTTGAGGGTGCTAGGGCTGAGTTTGAGGATGTGGTTAGGGGTGGTATAGCTAAAGGATTGATAAAAGAAGATGACCAGATTAAGGGTATATTGAATTTTGGCAGTAAAAACAAGACGGACATTAACAAGTCTTTCCAGCCCGTTACTCTTATTAACGATGAGACAGGAGAAAAAAAGCTAGTAGCACCCATTGTTACTGATGACGGCAAGGCTTATCTTGAAAATTATGATATTCCAGAAGGGTTTAGGGTATCTATGGAGACTGCCGAAGAAAAGCGCAGAGCAGACAGGCTGGCCAATAGGAATAAGTTTTCAGACGAGGAAAACTTTACTTACATCTCCGAGGGGCAGACCTCAGCAGACAACCTTGCTCAAGTTAGGCGCGGCATTGACCTGCTGAAACAGGTTGAAACTGGCGGGACAGCAGGTCTAAGTCTTAAAGCTAAAAACTTTTTTGGGATAGAGAACGCTGACGAGGCCGAAGTATCAAATATACTATCTACCAACGTCTTGAAACAATTGAAGCCAACTTTCGGCAGTCAGTTTACCGCTGACGAAGGTAAAATGTTGATAGATATTCAGGCAAATATAGGTAAGTCACAAGAGGGTAACTTGCGGCTTCTTGAGCGTACCCTGGAGATATATCGGCGCGGGGCAAAGCGGGGTATAGATTCAGCTCTAGCTATCGAGGATTATGCGGCGGCGGCCAGAATTAAAGAGGCTATGGACTTCAGGTTGGGTATGGAGGAGTTTGCCGATGATGTGGGTGGTCAGCGGAATACGGGAGGCATTTTGCCTCCTAGTGGTGGTGGCCTTTCGCCAGAGCAGGCGCAGAGACTTGAAGTGTTGCGTCAAAAGCGAGCGGCGGGAACTATATAGTGGCACTCACTGAATTAGAGGAGCTGGAATATCTTGAGTTGCTGGAGTTGGCGGCTGCGTCTGAGCAGGCTCAGCAGCCACAGGCAGCGCCTAACCCTGAAATAGCGGTGGCAGGACAGCAGTTGGCAGATGGTGGTATGTTTGAGAAAATTATAGAGCCTGCTGCTACTATGTTGAGTGGTGGTCTAAGCATGGCTGGCGGAGGATTGGCTGGTCTAGTATCTGCGCCGTTTGTTGGTCTTGATGAGGCCGCTAATATATCCAAGGAAGTTAGCAACCGGATACCCACTTACTCACCACAAACACAGTCAGGGCAAGAAGGGCTTGAGAATTTTAGCGCGGCTTTTGATATAGCCAGCGATGTTGTTCGCGCTCCAGCCTCAGCCCTCGGCGCTGTAACTGAGCTGGTTGCTGGTCAAGGTGAAGATCAGGCTAGAGATACCATGCGTAGCATTCAGGAGGATGGTATAAGGGAGACAATGGGTGAGCGTGGGTTTGAGTTAGGAGGGCCAGCACTAGGAACATTCATGAAAATGCTTCCAGACCTATACCTAGCATTTTCCTCTATAGCAAAGTCTGGAAAGCAAGTCTCCGATAAGGTTAGCACAATAGCGGCGGCAACTCCAGACGGGGCGCAGAGAAGCGTACTTGCTATTGCTGACGATCTTGGCGTACCAGTCCTAACAACAGACATTTTTCCCCCGCAAACGTATATGGGTAGGCTGGCTGCCTCTATTTCAGACAAGCTAGGCCCGCTTGGTACTGGTGGAAAAAGGACTGTGCAGCAGAGGGGTCGAGTGGAGGCTGTAACTGGAATGGCTGACGAGATGGGAATTGATTTAAATACCCCATTTGCTGAGTCTATCGTAAAATCTGTGACAGCTAAAAGCGCAAAGGTTATGGAGAAGGCTGGGATTCAAAGGTCGCAAGCGATTACCGCTATTGATAGATATGGAGATTTTGACGCTCCAAGATCAATTAAGGCGGCAGACGATGTTATTGCAAAGGAGTTAATGCTAGGCGAGAAGGCTAATATGGCCATTATTGACGATGCAACAAAGTTTAAGAGCGAAATTACAAAGCCTTCTGACTTTAGCTTAAAAGCTGCACATAGAACGAAATTGATAAAGGATAGGGCGAAATACGGTCGCTCGGAAGACGTAGACCCTGCTGTTGCTGCACAAACTCTAAAATCTGCGCTTGACAAGGACATGATTGCCTTTGCTAGAACTAAAGATAAGGCAGCAACAAAAGCGTGGCTAGACTCTAACAGAAAATTTGCGGCAGAGGCAGATATAAGCAAGCGTACCACTATGAGGCAAATACTTGAGTCTGGTGATGTAAAGCCAGAGAGCGTATTAACCATGCTCAAGGGCGGTAAGTTGAGCGAGCTAGAAAGGCTGCATTCTGGATTGGGTGTAAAGGGACGCACTAACGCAAAAAAAGCTCTTATACAGCAAGCACTTAAAGATTCTGGATTCTTTAAAACAGATGTAGCACCAAACCCTGATGCTTTTGTAACAGCGCTTAATAGGCCAAACTTTCAGCAGGCAGCTAGAGTATTCTTTAAAGGTTCCGATAAGGCAGAGCTGGATGGTGTTGCTAGGTTTTTAGATGCCACGCGCAAGGCGCAGGAGAGCCAGCACCTTGTTAGGACTGGTGAAATTGCTGGTGTAGCTGGAGGAATACTAGCAACGAGCTTCTCTGCTGCTGCATCGCCTTGGATAACTGCTGGCGTGGTAGGTACTGCTATGGCTCTGATTAAGTCTTACGAAAGTCCTGTCGTAAGAAATATGCTAATAAAGCTACGCAACGCAGCCCCTGGAAGCCAGCAAGAGCTTACGCTGATAGAGAAGATAAACGCCGCGCTAGTGGCTGAAACAGCAAGAGAGACGGAATAATGGCACGTTTAACAAACCCATACCCGCAGTTTATAGACTCAAACGATGAGACTCTATCAGGTGCAAAGCTGTATTTTTACGAGGCTGGAACGCTTGTAGCTCAGAATACCTTTTCTGATGCTGCGCTGAGTACGGCTAACGCTAATCCAGTTGTGGCAGATGCGGCAGGCGGTGTACCTGACATATACTTGACCCCTACGGCGCTGTATCGAATTATTATTAACAGGGCTGATGGCACTTTATACAAGGACATTGATAACGTAGCCTCGTCAGAGGATACAAACGGATGGCCTGCATGGTCATCTACAACCACCTATAATATACCCGATATTGTTGTTGGTTCTGATGATAATTTCTACAAGTCTACACAAGATTCAAACCTTAACCAAGACCCAACGTCTACAGCTGCTTATTGGGCGCAAGTTGACCTTGTTAATTATTACAATGCCAATGTTGTCTACGCTCAAAATGATATAGTTTTGTCTGGCGGTATATTCTACAGAAGCCGAGTCAACTCAAACACTGGCAATACTCCATCCACAAGCCCTACACAATGGGCGTTTTTATCTGCCGGACTTGGCACATGGAACGCTACTGAGTTTACTAGCTCTGGAACATTTACCAAGCCAGTGGAGGTGAGTAGGGCGCTAGTCTTGCTGGTGGGCGCTGGTGGCGGTGCTGGTGGACTAGCTTCTAACGGCGCTTCTGGTGGAGGCGGCGGCGGTGAAGTGCGATATGAGTTTGTAGAGGTGACAGACGATATTACTGTCACAATCGGCGCTGGTGGTGCTGGTGGTGCTCTTACCCCTGCCGCTGGCAGTGCTGGCGGCAACTCAACACTAACTGTGGGCGCTACATTAACGGCGCTTGGCGGCGGCGGTGGCGGGTTGGGTAGCGGAGCCGGTACTTCTGCACCATCAAATGCTGGCAATACTGGCGGGTCTGGATTTAGTGGCTCATCAAGAAGCGGTGGAGGTGGTGCTGGTGCTGGTGGCAATGCTCCAGCAATTAACGGCGACCCAAGAATTACGCCATCCACTAGAGGTTATGCTGGTGCTGATGGTGACTCTAGCAGTAGTTTAAATACTGCTGGCGGCCCTGGAAAGATGGGTTACGGTGGCGGCGGTTGTGGCGGTAGTGCAGCCACTGTTAATGCTATTGATGGCGGGGCGGGCACGACCACTAACGCAACGGGCGCGGCGGCTTCCGCTAACACTGGTGGCGGTGGCGGTGGCGTTCTTTCAACTGGCAGCGGATATGTCGGCGGTGCTGGTGGTTCTGGTTATTGCGTAATTTACACGTGGGAGTTTATAGCTTGAAATATTCAATCATAAAAAACAACACTGTTATTGACGTTATCGAGTGTGATGATGACTTTGCCGCTGACTATTCAGCAAAGCATAATGTTGACGTTATATCAGACAGCACAGCGTTAAAGGGTTATGTAAAGTCTAACGGTGTATTTATGCCGCCAGAGCCTTCTTTATCTGAAATTAGGCGCGAAAAGATAAAAGCATTGAAGCAAGAGTATCAAGCGGAGGTTGAGGCCAACGATCCGCTAACCACGAAGCTGAAAGATAAAATATCAGTTATCAATTTATCAGAAACTAAGGAAGAACTGGAACAGATAAAGTGGTTAGATTAGCGCGTGAAGCTTTTGAGAGAAGGTCAAAAAAAGCGGGTAAACTTGAATTAATTATTAACGAATTAGCCATGCTTTCTTTTTTTGTTGGAATATATTTTATTTGCATGGTGATTATATGATAGAAAAGTTGTTGGCGTATATTGGCGACTTTGTGGCTTACTCGATACCCGCAATGGCTGGCGGAATAGTGGATTACCTTAACCAGATTAACAGGGGTGATAAATCGTGGAGCTTCTTTGGGTTTCTCACCCACTTATGCGCTGCAATGTTCTTTGGATGGTGTGCTGGTAACGTGGTTTATGGATTAGGGTACTCTGCTGGCGTTGTAGCGGCCTCTGGCGGTATCGGGGGCTTTCTTGGTACTCGCATATCAGACTTAATTATATTCAAGATCATGGATATTGATAGAAGGAGCTAGTGCGTTTCTTGGTTTCTCTTTGCCTCTTTCCTAAATCGCTTATTCAGCGCCCGCTTAATCTTCTTTAGCCTTTTACCCGCCCAATGATGCAAGGGGCGAGAGCAGATAGCATCGTACTCGTCGCCGGATTTAAGTTTCTGCTTATTCGTCATCCGTATTCCAAAAGCAATGAATGGTAACAGCGTTCATAAGAGCCATAGCGCCCAAAGCTAACTGAGGCTCTGATAAGCCGTCAGTCCATAGCGGCATAGGCTCGCCGCTCTCATCGAAATAAACGATCATGCAGTCACCAAGCTCCTGTACCTCTACCTCTCCGCCGTTTATGCTCTTTACGTCACCCATTGTTCATGCTGTCCTTTAGCAGCTCTAAGTAGTGTATTGCCTTGTTTATATCCTCAATGCCGCCCTTGTCTTTATAGCGGCAAACATACTTAATCACATTGCCCTCACAAAATCCTAGACTATTAGCCAGTGTAAACTCGATAGGCTGTATCTTCATAGTCTTGTAGTGACCACCTCCAACCTGTACGTCCAGGGCGCTCTCTGCGTCTGGTATAATTCCAGCCTCCTCCTGCTTCTGTAGCACAAGCCTTGCGTTATTAGCCTCCTCTTGGCTTTTAAACGGCCCTGCCTCCTCGATTAAATCACCATCCTCATCATTCCAGAACACATGATATTCTCCTGACTCCGCATCTCTCTCGACTGTAAACATATCACTCTCCCTCTGGCAGATCGTAAATGTGGCGACTATGCCGCCCCTTGGTTTTATGTAGCGTAATGAGTGACATAGACTGAGAAGCTCCATAACCCGCCCCAGAATGCCAAGCATCGGGTGGTGCTAATGTATTAAATGACTCCACCGTACATCCGTCATGCTCTATAACGCGCTCATGGTGGATATGACCTGTAATCCATCGTCTAAATCGAGTGCGGCCCCATGCCTCTGCCTGATCTCTAGCCATGACAGATACAAGTCTAGCAGGCTTTATCTTGTCTCCGTGGTTTACGCCAATCAAATGCCGCCCCCACTCAAGATAGTGAAACATTCCTATGGTGTCTTTAACGTCTACGCGAGGTTCTTTGTCATAATAGAAATTAAGCATTAAGGCAACAGCAACAGCAGGCTCTGGGTTGTGATTCCCTTTCGCTATAATAACCACAACATTCTTATACTTGGTTAGCATCTTATCTATGCAGTAGCGCATAACCATACCAGCAGCCCTTAAAATCCGTGGAAAGCGTGTATCAACATCTAAGGCTGTTCCTTTGGCTGTAGCGTTATCTGATGTATTGGCGTGCATGAAGTCACCAACATCGACAAGAACCCCTGTCTCGGAGTTTGGCGACCTCTCTACAAGATCATCAATAGCTGCTCGAATATCTCGACAAGCTATATCGGTATCAAAGTCGGTCTTTCCTGTTTCTTCGTGCCAAGCGTACATACCGACATGAGCATCTCCAATAACAATCATCGACATTAAATCTTTATCGTGCTTGAGCTTTGGCTTTACAGTCTTCTTTGCTTTGCCCTTAACATCCTCAAGAAATCCAGCCATGTACTCTTTAAAGGCTTCTTGCTGATTCTCTTTGTTTTGCTCTTGAATTACCCACTGCTGATTGATCTGCCCATCTTCATTGTAATTTGTGGAGACTCTTTTAATGCCGAAACCTGGAGCAGTTGGATTGGTAAAGTCATTGTCTGGAGCGTAGCCGGAAGATGCCGCCTTTTTCTTTACCGATAATATGCCTGTATCAACCGCCCTCCTACCAATGCCAAGCGCTTTGGCTGCCCTAGTATTGCTGCCATGCTTGTTAACGGCATCAATGTACTCTGCCTGCCTATCGGTTGCGTATTCTTTTAGCTTTACATCAATCATAGATACTCCCCTAAACCGTTAATTATACCACTATTTTTTAGGTCTTACCCCTTTATTCTCTGGATTAAACGCCCTGCCTAAGTTCTTGCGCTGGCGCTCTACATTTTCTGCTCGTGTCATATTAAGCCGCATATCTTCATTGCAAAGACCCTCCTCTATCTTTTGAATTTCACCCCCGTTATCTAAGAAGTCCTTAATATCTGCATCTATCTTTTTTTGGTCGCCGCTCGGCTTAACTGAGGCCATGTGCTTCCAGGTGATAATATCTATTATATCGTCTTTATTCATTGGCTTCCTAGCCCTCGTAGTGCTATATGCTTTAGCTTTACGTGCCAATCGGGAACCTCCATGAGCAGCCTATGCGGATAATGACTCTCTCGATAAACCGCGCCGTTATTATCTGCTATGCAGTGGCCATCTCCGCAAGAGAAATTAACAACTATGTGGTTTATTTTGCCTGTATTTAATGTGTCTGCGTACCACAGCGTAGGTTCAATCTCCGGCATAACCTTATCATAGCGGCTTTTAAGAGTAACGGCGTAGTCGTCGCAGTCACCGCTCACAGCTCCAGTCTCCGGCAACTCTCGCCAGGTATCAACCACATCTGGCTCATAAGTAAATCTCTGCTTTAGCAGCCACGCCTCATCGTGCGCCCTTGTATCTATGCTTCCGCAACCTGTTAAAAGCAGAAACAAGGCGCAACCAATTATTATTACTATTAGACTGGTGTACGCTTCGTTATCGTGCCATTTCATAATTTATTCCGATGATTTGTTTTTCATAGCCTTCCACTTAGCCAATACACTATACTCAGGCTCGCCAGTTTGCAAGACTTTTTCAAGTATTTTTAAGCTATCCCCATCTGGCCATAGTCTACCCTTCTTATCTCGGCGCGTCTTTACAGTATCAATAGCCTTTAAAACCGTTGCTCTTTGCGCCACAAAAGATGGGATAACTTCGCCTATCTCTTGCATTCCTAACCCTTCTAAGCTTTCCATTCTCTATCTCCTAAGTGGGGTCATATTCTATATGTATATGGGTATCGTGCAAGATAACATCAAAGCACACGCCGAGTCTGTTACGCAACTTCTCTGCTACTTTTTCAGCCTCGCCTTGAGCAAAATAATTTGTCCTGCAATCAATTGCCAAGCCGTAATAGTGAAAGCTGCCAGCAGAGTGAGTACCATCCAGTCCGCAAGTTATAACAAGCTCTTGACCAAACTCTCGCCATATTGCATCTGCTGTCTTTAGTGCTGGCCTCATTCGTATATCAAGACCTGCTAATGTTGCCCCTTCTTTAATCTTCATTTCTATCTCCTATACCTTGTTAGTGGGGTGATCAGAATGGAGGCGCTTCTAAGTCATCAAAAGTATCTGGCACCCCTTGATTCTGCTGCGGAGGCGCAGAAGCATAACCCTGCTGCTGTGCTGGCGCTAATTGTGATCGAGGCGCTTGCTGTTGCTGCTCCTGCTTTCCACCTATTAGCGTAATGTCATTGACATTGACCGCAAGATTTGACCCAGACTTGCCGTTACTTTCCCACTCATCTAAACTTGCCTCACCAGACACAGCAACTTGAGTACCTTTTGTTAAATACTGAGGCAAGCCGCCCTCTGCTCGCTTGCCCCACAGAGTACACTTGACCCATGTTGTTTTCTTTTTGTCGCCAAAGCCTGACTCTACTGCGACACTAAAGCCACAAACAGCCTTCTGACTTGGCGTATATCTAACCTCTGCATCGTTCCCTATCCTTCCAGTAAATGTGTAGACATTCATTGCTTTTTCCTCTTTTTAAGATAATTAACTGCTTTTTCTGCATTATAGTCGTGCTCTCTAAGAGCGTACTTCATCTGCCCATAGTTTACTTTTTGCTCATCGGCAAGCGTGGCTATCGTGTATGTCTTGTTATTATATTCAATCACCCTTGCTGTTGGCCCCTTTTTAAATCGCTCTGCCCCTAGAGCTGGCAGCTTTGCCTTTTCCAGTAGATCAGCCATTAGAAACGTCATTTCGCTTTCTCCTGCTATTTTCTTGTGCTTGCTTTTCTGCCGTGTATTCCTTAACGCTCATAGTGGCCTTAACCCACTCATTAAGCGAATCGCTAAACCTAAATATCATTCCATGCCGCCCTGTTTTATACAATAAGCCATTTATTTTAATCATCGGAAATATCCTCATTAGCCTTATGATAAGCTGAAGTTGCAGCCCGTATCATTGTTTTTTCATCCATTGTAAACCAGCCGCCTTTTGTCTTGGCTGTCCACAGCGTTTCCTGTTCGCGCTTGTCGCACTCTACCCATAGCTGGCCTAATCCAAGTAGATCATTATTCTCGATACAGTTAAGCATCTCAGCAGCAGTAGCTTCAAGCTGGGCAAACGGATCAAAGTCTGTCCCCTCGCCTTCATTGATAACCTCTACAGCCTTGTGAAGCGTTTGGCTCTTATCGGTTTTCGGCCATTGCTTTGCGGCTCGCTTAATAATGGCTTTCTTAGCCATCTCATCTTCCCACTTATCCCACACCATTTTAGTCTTGGCGCAGTCCTTGATCTTTAAAACCTCGTCCCAAGACATAACATCAACAATGTATTCATCTTCGCAGGTCTTAGCTATACAATATACACCAACAGACTTCCCTCTATCACCAAATGGATTCATAGAGTGCTCAGGCTTCGTAAGCGGCCCCTTGTACTCAAATACATCATTCTCCTTAACTATCTCTGCCTTTACTAAGGAAATGGCTCCAGTGTCCGTAGCGGCCTTTACAAGCCCCTTGAAGGATATTCTTAGCTGGCACTCTTGCGCTCTGGTGGTTTTGTTGTACTCAGGCACTAAATAAGCGTACCCATCGGCAGGGTTAAGCGTAAGCCCTACAGCGGCGACATTGATAATTGCATTCTGCACTGTATGGGGAGCGCATTTAGCCAGTAAATCATTTTTCTGGATAGCCTGGATTGCAAACTGGCTTTCTTCTTCCCATGTAACAAGCTGATTTGCTCGGCTAATGCGCTCGAACTTTGGCATAGCCTCGTGTACGAGGTCGGGCCATCCTTTTACTGGCTCTGCTATTGCTGTACTCATTTTCCTGCCTCCCGATAATATCTAATTCTATTTACTTTTTCGGCCATTGGTAAACGCTTACCGCGCCTTGCCAACATTCTCTTATCCTGTTTATCTAGCTTAGTGCCTAAATGTTTAATGTCAATCATAATCTACCTTCCTCTACAGCATTTTTTCTAACAGTAAAATCACAAGGCTTAGAGCCGTCATCATATTCATAGCGCAGGCTGCTCATAAAAGCATCGTCTTCAAGCGCATCATCTTCTATGGACATGATTTCGAGCGGGTCAAGATCATTATAAATGTCTTGCTTTATTGTTATTGTTCCAACTGTAACCTCAAGCACAACGCTCTCGCATACAACTCTATCGAAGTCGCTATCAGTAGTGTCTGGCTCGTAAGACATTTCACACTCTGCGCGAAAGTCGTCGCCTAATACACCGCAATCTAAGTAAGTAATATATTTCATTTTGTTTCCCCTTCGTTAATCTCAGAACCCATACTATAG